AGATAGCAAGAACGATAAGCTACAAGAAAAGAAATCTATAACTCAAACTTGGAAATGGGGAAAGAAGAAGTGTAATGAAAGACCTTAAAGTTAATTCATCAACAGGAATAAATTTACCGATTGGTAATTTAATTAGTATTATTGGTGCTTGTCTAGTAGCGGCTTGGTTTGGTTTTTCTATTATTGAAAGAGTTAATAAGTTAGAAACACAAACTGTTTTAATGGAAAAAGATGTAGAAAAAGCAGTTGAATTTTCTATCAAATGGCCTAGAGGAGAATTAGGGTCGCTTCCAGCAGATAGTGAACAATTTTTATTAATAGAATCTTTATTAACTGATGTTGAAGATTTACAAGCTGAAATGAAGTCTATGAGACACAATGTAGTTAATATAGAAAGGTTGCAAAAAGATGTAGATAAAATATTAAATGAAATAGAAAAATTAAAAGACAAAGTGAGGAAAAATGGGAATCATAACTAAGGGTGTAATAGTATTATGTATGTTCTATCAAGGTGGAATTATAGAGCATACTTATATTCAAGATCAAAAAATGAGCAGTTGTTTGAAAGCAAAAAGAACAGTTGAAAGATCAGTTAATCCAGAAAATGTTAGAATGGCCTGTGGAGAAGTAGATGCTATTATTGAAAAGGATGAGTATAGCGACAAAATGAGAGTCGTTAAAATTATTAAAGATAAATATGGAGATTATACAAATTAATATGATTGACGAAGATAGGACATACGAAAACGAAGTGAGAATTTATAATGATAGATTGGGTAGTAGAAAAGATAGGCAAAATAGCAAGGTCAATATTCCATTGGACTTGGAGAGTACAAGTACACCGAAAATATTACAGAAAGAAAAAATAAATGGAATTTGTTCTGACGATGATCATTTGTGCGTATGTGGAAGGTAAAACGACTTGTATGCCACCTTTTACACTTAATCAGATTTATAAAGATGGTTATACTTGTATGCTTGATGGTTATACAAAATCTTATGATAAAATAGTTGAAATAGGTAGTGAAGAAGTTAATAAATATAATATCTATATAAAATTTGGTTGTAGTGAAAATATCTCTAACAAAAAGTCAACATAAAGTAAGTCAATCTAATAAAAGATTTAGAGTTCTTATATCAGGAAGAAGATTTGGTAAGACATATCTTGCTATAACTGAGATGATGAAATACGCATCAAAACCTAATCAAAAGATATGGTATGTAGCACCAACTCTTAAAATGGCTAAAGATATTTGCTGGTCTAGCTTAAAAGAAGTATTAAATCAGTTTAATTGGATAGAAGATATTAACGAAACAACACTTACAATAGTTATTAGAAAATCAAATAGTACAATTAGCTTAAAATCAAGTGATGCTCCTGATTCTTTAAGAGGTACAGGATTAAACTTTTTAATATTAGACGAATTTTCTGACATAGATAAAAGGACTTGGTTTGAAGTATTAAGAGCATCAGTTTCAGATACACTTGGAGCAGTTTTAATGTGTGGAACTCCTAAAGGGTATGGTAATTGGAGTTATGAAATGTATTTAAAAGGAAAGCAAGACCCTGAATGGGATAGCTTTCAATTTACTACTTTAGATGGTGGTATGGTTACAAAAAAAGAAATAGAACAAGCAAAACAAGACTTAGATCAAAGAACATTTAGACAAGAGTTTGAGGGTACATTTGAAAATTATGCTGGTGCTATTTACTATAACTTTCATCCTGTTGAGTCTGTTGTTAATAAACCCATTGATTACAATAAACCTTTTCATATAGGAATGGACTTTAACGTAGACCCAATGAGTGCTTGTGTTGCTCAAATAGAAAAAGAAAAGATTTATATTGTTGATGAAGTAGTAATTTATTCAAGTAATACTGATGAAATGGTGCAAGAGATAAGAGATAGGTATGGAACTAAAGTACCAATATTTATTTATCCTGACCCAGCATCAAGACAAAGGAAAACAAGTGCTGGTGGGAGAACTGATTTATCAATTTTACAGAATGGTGGGTTTAATGTAAAAGTTAAACATAAACATCCAGCAGTTAGAGATAGAATCAATGCAGTTAATTCTAAACTCAAAGATACGAATGGAAATAGACATATTTTTATTAGCAAATCTTGCAAAACATTGATAAAAGGATTACAAAGACAAACATACAAGGAAGATACAAATATTCCTGATAAAGAAGATGGATTTGACCATATGAACGATGCTCTTGGATATATGATAGATTATATAAAACCTTTAGTAGTTCAGATGCCAAGTTCACGACCAACTAGATGGATAATGAAATAGACTATGGCATATTCAAGAGACGAAGCATTTGAAACACACAAAGACTACAAAGAAAATGTTAATCTTTGGGAATATTACATAAGATCATATAATGGTGGATATGATTATACACTTGGTCAATTTTTAAATAGATATAATTTAGAATTAGACAATGAGTACAATCAAAGATTAGGTAACACTCCTTGCGACAATCATTGTAAAAACATCATACAAATTTACTCATCATTTTTATTCAGAGTAAAAGCATCAAGAGATTTTGGTGCTATGGCTGATGAAGCTAGTTTAGAATCATTTATAAAAGATGCAGATTTAGATGGAAATAGTTTTGACGCAGTTATGAAACAGGCTCAAAATTATTCTTCAATTTATGGACATTGTTTTTTAATATTAGATAAACCAAAAATAACAACTAACACAAGAGCAGAAGAACTAGAGCAAGATATTAGACCATACTTATCAATCGTAACACCAGAGAATGTTTTAGATTGGAATTTTAAAAGAGAAATAAATGGTAAATATATTTTAGATTATCTTAAAGTAAGAGAAGAAGTAGATAAAAAGGGCGGAACTTACTTTAGAATATGGTATCTTGATAGGATTGAAACTGTCTATGCAAAATCAGACAGAGACGAGCCTGTTGTAATAGATACTGCCGATAATCTGATTGGCAAGATACCAGCAGTTATCTTATACAATTCCAAATCACACAAAAAGGGAATTGGTCAATCAGACCTAGTTGATATTGCTGATTTGCAAAAAGCTATCTATAATGAGTTGTCAGAAGTTGAACAACTTATTAGATTAACAAATCATCCATCGCTAGTTAAGACTCCATCGGTTAATGCTTCTGCTGGTGCTGGTGCAGTAATAGAAATGCCTGAAGAATTAGAGCCTAATTTAAAACCATATCTACTTCAACCATCAGGGCAAAACTTACAAGCCATTATGGAATCAATTAACAACAAAGTAAATGCTATAAATAGAATTGCACATACAGGAGCAGTAAGAACTACAAAACAAGCAGTATCAAGTGGAATAGCCTTACAAACAGAATTTGAATTACTTAATGCTAGACTATCTGAAAAAGCAGACAACTTAGAAATAGCAGAAGAACAATTATTTAGATTATATTCACTATTTCAAAATAATACATTTGATGGAGAAATAAATTACCCAGATTCATTTAACATTAGAGATTACGCAAGTGATCTTGTTTATTACCAACAAGCTAAATCATTAAGTATTGGCTCTCCTACATTTGCAAAAGAAGTTGATAAAGAAATTGCAAGAGCAGTAGTAGATGACAATGAAAAACTAAACGAGATATTTGATGAAATAGACTCAGCTTCAGAAGTTGGTCAATTTACACAAGACGAAGTTCAACAAGAAACAGTAGCTGAAGAAGAAATTTAATGAATGTCAGATATAGTAAAAGATTTAACGAAATACAGAATTTCAGGTATTGAAAAAGCCGAAGTTGAATTTTACGAATCATTAACAAGAACTTTAGATAAAATAGAAGATCAAATAGTTGCATTAGCAGATACTACTTTACCAAGAGATGCTGGTAAGCTTATTGAACTACAAAGTGCAGTAGCAATAAGACCAAAGATAAAAGCAATACTTGATAAAGAATATTTACCCTTTGCAGACAGGGTAGTTAGAAAAGGTTTTGGAGAACAAGCTAAAAGAATTGAAAGACAATTTAAAACAATAGGTATTATTCCAAAAGAATTTCAAGAATTAACTAAGGGAGATTTAGCATTAGTTAAAAATTTAAAGCAACAATATTACACACAGTTTAAAGATGTATCAAACAATTTTACAAGAATATTATCAGATAAAGTTTATCAAAACACATTAGTTGGAACTGAATTTACAGTATTAGAAAAAGAATTAAGAGAATCTATTAATGGTATTTATGCTAGTTCAAAAGACCCAGCAGTAAATAGATTAGTAAGTTATGTAAAAAGAAATAGAGATAATCCAGCATTAAAAGGTAGAGTAGATTTAGCAATCAAACAATTACAAAGTAAATATGCAAGAACTAGGGTTGGCGAAAATATGAAAAGATTTGCTGGTCAGATACTTAATGATTCTTTGAGAGATTTTGATGCAACACTAAATTTTAATAAAGCTAAAGATGCTGGACTAGAATATGTAAAATACTATGGAGATATAATACCTACTACAAGAGATTTATGTAGAAGTATGGTTAGTGGAAGTTTAAACAAAAGAAAGAATGGTTTATTTACTTTAGCTGAAATACAAAAAATATGGAACACTAGAAGTTGGTCAGGTAAAAAAGGTGGTAATCCAATGGTAGTAAGAGGTGGGTATAATTGCAGACATCAATTTAGTTATGTTAATCCTGATTGGTACGAAGAAGATGGAGAAGAATCACAAATACTTAAAACAAGAGAGCCTATTGTTAAAAAAGAAAAAGGTATTAACATTTCTTCTTTTGCTAATCCTATTGCTTTTGCAAATATTAGAACTGTACCAATAAAAGAATCCAAAGCTAGATTAATAAAACAAATAGATAAAAATAAATTAGACCCAAGATACCCAAGAAATGCAGATGGAACAGTGAAAAGAAGATTTAAAGGTACAGAAAAATATGCTGGTAAAGTAACTATTGAGGGTGCTAATGATAGAGGTTTAACTACTTTATCAGTTTTGTTTGATGAATTAAATGATTTAGCAGATAAATATAATATACCAAGATTAAGAGGTATAAGAGTAAGCCCATCTAAAAGATATTCTATGGCTATGGGAGATGGCATTCTATATGTAGATAGAAGTTATTTAAAAAGATATTCTCCTGAAAAATTAACAAAATTAAAAACAGTAAAATGGAAATATGGAGATAAACAAATAAATAAACCATTTGGTGTTACTCAATATTTTGATAATGAATTAGATAAAATTAGATCAGTTGCTTATCACGAATTTGGTCATCATATTCATCAGATGAAGTATGTTAATAATGATGCAAATTATGGATATTTTAAAAAAACAGGATTTAAAGCTAAAGTAGAAGAAAGAACTAAACAATTAATTAGAGATGAAAGAAAAAAATTACCTTTTGACCAAAGATTAATTGCAAACTCACAATATGGAGATACCAACCCTGAAGAATTTTTTGCAGAACAATTTTCAGCTTATTCAATGGGTAAATTAGATAAAGTGCATCCAGCATTTTTAAAATTAATAAAGGAGTTAGAAGATGATTTGGGTTAATAAATTAAAAGAACTATTAGCAAAAGATTCAATAAATCAAGAAGAATATGATGAATTTGTTAGTATTGGCAACACTTTAACAAAAGAATCTGATATAGAAAAATACCAACAGTTTGGAGAGGGTATTTATCTTTTATTAGACCCTGATGTAAAGACAGGCGATGATTTTTGACAATTACAAATAATGCTGATAAATCAAGAATATTAACAAATAGGAGAAAAAATGTCAGATGACAAACAGGTTAATCAACCGAAAAATGATGTTCAGGAAGCTGAAGTTAAAGAAACTAAAACTGACGAAACAAAACCAAGTACAA